TTAGATATAAGTTATAGTCCTTAATTATTTTATTTATACCTTCACTTTTGTCTAGGTCAAAAAGATACATGACTAACTTAAGGCCGTCACCACCTTTATTTGTAGAAAAGTCTTTGAAAAAATATCTATCTTGTCTACAGAATATTACCATAGATGGTACAGAATCCATAGAGTTAAAGATTGATGATATTTTTACATCTTGACCTATTAATTTCTCACTAATACCACAGTAATTCTCAAATATCCACGATGACGGAATTTCAAATAAACTTGTTATGACCGGTTTAGTGCTTATCATAAGTTAAAAAATAAAGGGGCTGTTACACCCCTTTTATTGTATTACAAATCAAAATCAGAACCTACTTTACTTGAAGCAGCTACTCCCGGAAAGTCATCATCACTTTTAGCAGTAAATGAATCTACAGGATTTGTTTTAATTCTTTTGATGTGAACATCAGAATCAAAAGGCATTAGTTTGCCATTATTAGTATCAGCATTCTGAAGGCTTACTTGACCTTTACCAGCACGTGGTAAGAACAGATCAAAGTTTACATAGCCTTGTTTGTTGTTGTATTCTTTGCCGGCAATACAAAAATTAATGTATTTGTCTTTGAAAGGTTTATCACTGTTAAAAGCAATTACAAAATCTTCAATAGTATCATGAAGATTATCATTTTTGTCCAACCATTCTGTGCTACCGGTTTCTCTACAAATTGTTTGTATAGCCTTAAGAATTTCAAGATCACGAGAAACAGAAATACCTGATTTTGTAACTCCATCTGAGAAAGCCCATTCAGAAAATCTTACTCTAGCTACCTGTCCTTCATAACGAGGACCTGTGGTATCATCTTTATCTACAAGAAAACCTTCAAAATCTCCACCTATAGGCATTGTCTCAAGATTCAATGATAGGTTGTAGGCTCCTTCTTTGTAAGGAACCGGCTCTAGTGATAGGCTGTTGATTTTACAGGTATTTTCACCTGGTTGAATAATTTTTTGTGTCCCTGTAGAAGTAGGGATGTTCTTTGTTGTAATCATAATTTTAATCTATATAAACGTTATTCCAATTAATACTGATTGTATCATCATCATTTAGTTCTGATAATACAATTTCTTTGTTTCTGAGATGTTCTGGTCTTGCACCACAAGATATTTCATCGGTTGTCTTAAAACTAAGCATGTTTTTAGAACCCTTACGATATAAATACCCAATTGCATCAGACTGAGAACTGGTTATTCTTTTTAATTTACCTGTTAGATCTAGGTCAAGAGCATTAAACTCAGCACCATTTTTCTCTAATACTATGTCTTTAACGTGTCCCACAAGAATTATTCTAGGGGCCCATGTTTTAACAAAATCAATCACTTTAGTGAAAGCCTCCCTTAACCAGGGATAACCGGCACCATTAGGCATGTTTAGAATAGTACCATATTTAGGTTTACCTTCTGTAAACCAGTTTTTACCCATAGAAGATTTGGAATACATTTCCTCTGCTAGAGGTATACACATCTCTTCAAAAGCGGTAATAGTATCGAAAGCAACATATTTGTAATGATAATCAGCATCTTTGATAGCTTTACCAATCTTCTTGATATCATCAATAGATCTTGCTTTTACCTTCATTGCACTTACATAATCACTACCATCTTCAAGGTCTACAAGTAAGCAGTTATCAAGATTTGCCAACAAAGTAGTTTTACCCACTTTTGGTTTACTGAAGATAATAAGATTTTTAGGGCTCTTTATTTCAGCCATTGATTTTCCCATAGGAAGGATTAGTTCCTGAGTGTCTTCGCTCATTTTTGTGTAATTATTTTATTTAGCCATTCTTTGTTACTAACTGGTTTGCCTGTCATGATAGCAGCTAAGTCTCTTACAGTCATTTCAGTTAGAGGGATATCCTGAACAATTGAGTCACCCAAGAAAGTAAAAGAATCTTTCTGTTCTGTTTTAGGTACTTCTTGTACTTTGATTAACTCACTTACTGGAACAAGATATCTGACCTGACCCGCACTGTTTGGTTCTGTTGTCTCATATTCTTCTTCCCAATGAGGGTTGTAATTCCACATCCATAGCGTTCTATTGCTATCTTCTGGATAATACTCACTACTAATAAACTCAGTATAGATTCTAGATTCTCTTTTTAATTCACTGGCAAAGAAACTAATATACAATTCATCTTTTCCTCTAGGACGGTAAGCCATCTTTGGAAAAAATAAAGCACCCGGCATATTGTTGTTATCAAAAATGTGCTGATGCTTTTCTCTAAGATTTTGAATTTTTTCTTTAACGCTTAGCGTCTCTTGTCTTGTCATTATATTCATTTACTTACTTATTTATTGTTCTTCTTTCTTGTTGAGGGGGAGTATCCATCTCAGATACCCTCATTCTTTCAAATTCTGCTCTGAAAAAACTCATTCTGTTATCCCCATTTCTGCATTTCAAAAAATGCATTACTAAAATTTTATCATTCTCTATTACATATCTATCTGGACCATAGAATCTAATTCTTTGTTTACCTGGTCTATTAAGTCCTATAAGAGTATCAGCGTGCTGTAATAAAGCATCTGATCCAAATATGTCAGACTCTAGAATGTAATTACCATACTTACCGTCTTCACTCCTTTCAGGATTGTCAATATTACGGTTAAGCTGGCTCAGAACAATAAAAGCAATAGGATACTTTCTCTTAAGTTCGGTAACAGCCTCACCTAGATTATACAAAGTATCATACTTGTCCTTTTCAAAAGGAGCTTTTTTAAGCAAAAGAGAGTGATCTAGAGAAACAATAGTTTTCATGTATTCAAAACTACCATCCTCATGTTTAACAGCATTTTGTCTCATATAAAGAGCTATTTGCTCCTTAAATTCATTTACTGTAATAGGTTCTTCTATTATATCAATAGGATAACCAATTCTCTTTTTAGCATATTCATAACACCTTACTAAATCATCATTAGTAAGTTTCCCATCTGCACTACACAAGTATTTATAGGTTTTGCCTATAACACTTGAGTATTCCCTGATAGCGCTAGTTCTAGCTAGCATCTCAAACTGAAACTCTAACACTCTGAATTCTTCACCCTCATTCCTAGCAAATGCTTCCCTAATAATTTGATCTTTAATCAGGGTTTTGCCGGCACCGGGTCTTCCTCCTATAACAGTGAGTGAGCTCCATTCTATACCATCTGTAGTTGCATCATTAAACTTTGCCCACGGAGTTTTAATACTTTTGATTCTTCCCTCCATTCTGCCTTGCATATACTCAAGAGATTCTTGAAAGGCATTTTTCTGACTCTTCCAGAGTGTTGGTGTCTCCATGTCTATAGATAAAAAAACACAAAGGTTTTATACCCTTGTGTTGAATGTGTTGAAATTGTCTGCAGGCTCAAAACTACAGAAAAAAAATGACTTAAACAACTTTTTCTGAAAAGTGATCAGCCTCTTGTTGATAATCTCCTCTAATAATTTGAGAGCAATAATTAGCAAGTTCTGAGTCTCTAGTTTTGTCCGGATTCATTTTACTGATGAAATACTGAGAATTTCTCATATACATATAATTTTTACGCTCATACTCATCTACATACAAAACAGTAGCTGCAATGATAGTATTCCAATCATAGTTATATGTTTTGAAAAACCATATAAAATTGTTTCTTAGGTTCTTTTTATCAGCCCTTGCTTGTTTACCACTAGGTAGTTTTCCCTTTGGAAACAAAAGAACATATTTTTCTATATAGTCATCAGTAATGTCTATTGCTGTAGTTGTCTTAGTAACACTTTTAGTTGTGTTTATTTTAGAAATTACTTCAATACCCAAAGGCAAAATAACACCTGATTCATCTATTAAACCTTTGATCCTCAGTTTTCTAGCTTCCGCCAATGTGTTTATAAACAAAGGTTTTTCTTTGTTGCTAATGCACATTAGTAGATACATTTCATTCGGAGATAGTTTCGTATCTTGTATCAGTAATGTGTTTAGGTTGATCATCATTGTTTTCTTTGTTATTTAAATAATCATTAAACTCAATCAGTATGCTGTTGCACTGTTCTGTGACTTTTAAATCTTTTAGTTCCAATAAAGTCTTTATTTTCTTTACAGCGTGAATTGATGAGGAATAATGACAGTTAAACTTTCTTCCTATACTTTCATGAGTAAAACCTTTCTCACTAGCCAAGTACATAAAGATATGTCTGGTGTCTACTATTTCTCTAATTCTAGTTTTACTTGTAAAAACTTGATGAGTAGCCTTATCAAATTCTAGTATATCATCTAAAGTAAAGGGATACATAAATACTTTATTTATCAACTCATCTTGTTTTTCATAATGTGATAATATGTTTTGACAAAGCATGTCAAAAATACTATGTTCAATTTTGATTTTTTTGTAACTATCTTTTAGATCCCTTAAAATCTTAACAGGATCCATTTTGTGATCTACCATATAATTGGGGTTTTATTTTGTAACAAAAGACATTCATTAATTTTATTGAACATGTCATTATAAATCCATTCTTCTTTTCTGTAAGAAGCTGCAGCAGGATGTTCAACAGCAATTTTACAGTTATTATCTGGTATTAGGTCCATATATTCCTGTGCTTTTTTCCCCATAAATACATAAATAATGTCCATATCACTCCAGATTAAAGAATCTAGGACATGTATTATCAAAGGTTTCCATAGTAACTGATGAGTTCCCGGCTTACCAATTGTTGTTGTCAAGGCACTATTTAGCAATAGAACACCTTGTTTAGCCCATCTGTCTAAATTATTAGTAGGATTCTGATCTGTATACTGTTCCGGTACTGACTCTTTAATAGCCTTAAAAATCTGCTGAAGTGATACCTCAGGTTTATCTTTAATACTACATGAAAAGGCAAGTCCATCAGCTGTTTCTATTTGAGGATATGGATCCTGCGCAATAAGAACAACTTTAGTTTTATCAAAAGGACATTCCTCAAATGCTCTAAAAACATATTTCAATGGTGGTGTAAATCTTTTCCCATCCATTGCTTCTTGTAATAGTGTCTCTAAAACTTTGTCAATGTCCTGACCTAATAAAAATGTTTTCAATTTGTCATTCCATTGTCCTGATTCGAGTTTAGAATAAAGTTTTTCTTTAACTTCTTGTAAGTTTAGGAAGCTTATCATACTTTTGTTGTAATAATTTTTAATTAAAATGGAAGAATCTACAAGCACATCTACAACACCAGAGGAAACTAACATCATTGATGTAGAAATTATTCCTTTAGAGGCAGAAATTACAATAAAAATTTCAGGTCAATTTGTAGCAAGATTGAGTAATCTTCTAACTAACTTTTTCCCCTACAAAGATAAAAATCATTTTCAGGAATTAGTAAAACACATACAGGAAGATACTAACCAGGATGATCCCTATGTGTATAATTTTGCTACTTTGGTTGCTTTACAGTCCTTTATAGAGCAAGAAGCCAAAGAACAGAAACTAACCAAAATGGTTAAAATAGATAAAGTAACTGGTGCACTTGTAGAAGGGGAGATTAATCCAACGGATACTCCACCAACTCACCAAGAGTAATAACAGCGTCTATAGCGCGACTTAATTCTTCTTTAGAGCACTCTGCAAATGATTTAAGACTTTTGTCTTCATTGTAAAGACCACAGTCTTTTTTGATCATGTCTTTTACTTCTTCATGGGTATATCCTAAAAATTTTGATAGCTCTCTTGTACAAGCTTGTAATTTACTAATTTGAGGGTATGTACCATCGTCATCTTTATATTCATAAGTGACCTGCAGAACAGTTCCCTCTTCTACATTTTTTAAGTAGTTATCATGATAATATTTATCAAGACTTGTTTTAGGGGTTAACACCCCGTTTTCCATTATGAAAGTAATAGTTTTGGGTAATTGTTTCATAAACTAAATTTTTTGTTTCTTTTCAAAACCAAAGTAAAACCCTATACCATACAGTATAGGAAATACAGTAAAAGCTAAGACTATAGCTCCAATAAACCCAGATAGTTGAATAGAAATAGCCAGGTATATGCACCTAAGAAATATAAACTGATACTTATGCCAATTATCAGTAAAACAAACGAGAATAGTACTGCTGTAAGGAAAGCTTTCTTTAAATTTAGGATAATGCCCAAAGTAGTACCAGTCTTTTTCATTGTATCTAATTAATTTACCGTTTGCACTCAGTTTCCATTTTTTGTTCCATCCAGAGTTGTTATCTCTGAACATTACAGTATCCATTCTACCCTTAAAATAAGAGCCTAATGCTATAAAAAAGCAAGAAATTAGTGTAGTTATCATACTACAATATAAAATAAAAAAGGAGGTGTTACCCTCCTTTTTAGTATTATTTCTAATAATTATTAGTTATCATTAGACTTCTTTTTCTTTCTGAAGTAAGGTTTCTTTGTTTTGGGCTTCTCTTCATTTTTACAAACCTCTTGCTCAGTTGCAGTTTGTTTGTTTTTACCTGAATTGAGTTTGTCATTGATTTCAGTTAAAGTCTCAACTTTAAGCTTCAAGCCGGTAATTTCTCTCTCTTTCACAAAAAGCTTGTCTTTTAGCTGAGTGATCTCATTGTTTTTAGTAAAGTTATCACCTTTATGTCTAAACAAATCATCGTTCAAATCATTGACAACGGTTTGAAGAAAGTCAATTTCTTTCTGGTACTTTTTACGATTTACAATAATGTAACCAATAAGAAATAAAGAAACAAGTGTTAGAAAAAATGTCATAGTGTTTTTTGTTTATTGTTTTACAAATATATACAAATATGGCTATCTGCCAAATAAATTATAAAAAATATTTATAACTTATTGAAACTCAGCCTTTACTACGTTATTGATCAACATACTTACCTTTTTGATTGCATCTGTAGATTCATATCCCGTTACAAGAGTACTGTATTGATATAAATCTTTACATGCTAAATATTCAATACCTATACCACATGTAACAAATCCATCTCTTTTGCATTTTTCAATTACTCTTTTATAGTCATTGTTGTCAGAATCACCACCATAGTGCCATCCAGCAGGTTCTCCATCAGAAATAACGATGAACAAAATATTATCGCTAGTATGTGATCTAATCTTTTCATAAATTAAATCAGTTACCGGTCCATCATAGTTCTGTTGAAAGTCATGATCTAATTGATTTGCAAATGATTCTTCAAAAGTAGGATTAAACTTATCTTGATAGACATGTATTTCCGGAGTTTCATCTCCAGAATGACCATAAACATAGATTTTATCATCAGGCATAATTTGAGAAAATGTCTTATAAAGAATTTTTACAAGACTATATTGAGTTTTTATGCGTGACCCATCCATACTTCCACTTTCATCACATAAGATACAAACACTAAATGGTTTGGTTTTTTCTACTTCTTCTTTTCTGAAATAAATATGAGAGTTTCCGGACAATACTTCTGCTAGTTTAGGAATATCAATCTTTCCAACTTTTAAACTGCTAATTTTAGATTCAGACTTTTCAAAATTAATATCAAGCAAGTTTAAAAGAGCATCAGAAGATTTTATTTCTTCTTCATCATAAATTAATTTTTTATCATATGCTGAAGGTTCATAAGGTTTAAACTTAGCAGCTTGTTTTAGACTCTTTAGTTTTTCACCAGAAACAGTACTACCTGTATAGGTCCAGCTAGTTCTTTTTTCTTTTACATCTTTAATCTTTTCTAGAATTTTACTTCTATTTTCTGAATCTAAAACTTCTGTTGGTTCTTTAAGACCATAGTTATAAGCTTCATATAGAATTTTAGAATTTGCTAAAGCATTTGAATAATTAATAAACAATGACTTTAATTCTACTTCTTTTGAAATTATAACCTTCAGTACATGTTTAATAGAATCTTTATCAAAAGTGTATTCAGAACAAATAGTATTTACACCAAAAACTCTATTTGGTTTATTTTCTAAAGTAGCTCTCTCAATCAAAAATTCTGAGTAATCTAGTTGCTCAGCTTTCATCAAAAACAAAGAAAGTAATTTTCTTTGAGAGTAATATGAAAGATATGACAAGTCCTTTGATGGTTTTATATGAAACCCATAAGGCAATGTCATTTCAGGTAAGTCCCACAGGATACGGGAAAAACCTCCAAAATCGGAGGTCTCCCAACCTGTAGAACTGAAGTTTTTCTTCAGTATTCCCATAAATTTTAAATTTATTAAGCGCCAATAATTGACTTTAATGTGTCAGAACTTTCTTTACCGGCAATACCAGTACACACTGCAAAAAATGCATCATAAACGGTAAAACCATTAACAACAAGCATAGCAATGTTCTTCAAATGTCTCATAGACAATCTGAAGCTGATCTTAAAATCATCGTGTTCTTGATTGATTTTAAAGTAGTTTTTAACAATGTTCTCTCTGTCTGACTTTTTTAGATTCTCTCCATAAACACTGTCAAGAACATAAGAACATGCTTGAGAATTCAAAGAATCAATAGCAATGATCATAAAACGGTCTTCAAGAGCCTTGTCTAATTTGTGAGTACCTGTGTAAGAACTTCCTGTATTTGCTGTTGCAATAAACACACACTCAGGATGAATTTTGATGGGTGTTGTATCATGGAATGAGTATTCCATAGGCAATTCTCTACGGAAGTCAAGACATGGGAACAACAAATTGTTAGAGCCAGCTGCAGCACGAGATAACTCATCTAGTACCACAATACCTGGTTTTTGAATTACTTCAGAAAAACGAGATGCTTTGAACTCACTCTTAGATTTTCCATCTTCAATACTGATAGCGTGAGTACCAATCAAAGACATAATTGGATCTGCCATAGTACCCATATCAAAAATGGTAACAGGCAATTTCAATGACTTACCAATTTCTGAAATAAGCTCAGTTTTACCTACACCGGTAGGACCCAAAAGCATGGTATTTACATTGTGTTTGATGTTGTGCATCAAAATTCTATGTACCGGTTTTTCTACAAGAAACCCTTTACCCAATTTTTTATAAGAAACAGGCTTAGTAGCGCGATCTACAACATCTGAAGTGCCAAATGCCTTGAGCTTTTTATCAAAGTCCTCATCTTTTTCTTCTACTACTTCTTTTTCCATAACAAGCTCTTCAACAGTAAGTAATGACCCACTTGGAGTTTCTGTAAGACTTGTTGTTGCAATTGCTGTTTCAGAAAATTCAGAAAAGAAATCTGAACTTGATACTACTTTTTTTTTCATAATGATTACTTGTAAATTATTTTATTTTGATCAAACACAGATAAAGCTGACTTAGTCCAAGCTTCATCTACAGTCCCTTCGTAACACAAAATATGTATTGTGGCTACTTCTTCAGGATTAAGGCGTAATAGCCTACCTATCCTTTGGGAACTTTTTCTTTCATTTCCATAAGCATGCATAATAATACCCTGCTTCAAATCCTTAATGTTTACACCTTCATTTAGTTGTAATACAGCGGACAGTTTATTAATTACACCGGCTTTAAACTTCAATAAATTTTCTTCAGAGTCTTGGTTATCACTATGATAACTATGTCTACAAAGTTTGTCGGCTTGCTCTTGACTATTAGCAAACAGAATACATTTATCTGTAATACTATCAAATAGTCTTTTTGCATAAATCTCCTTAGAGGGAAACTTCATCATAGCTTTCATTCTTTGTATACGCAGCATCATAGTATCACCGGGAGACAAAGATTTATCAATTCTGTCAGTCCAATAACTATATGATTCTAGTTCACTAGTGGGCCATTTTTTAGTTTTGCCACCAGCCATCATGTTCTTAGCTTTACTAAGTTGTAACATGTGTACTATAATCTGGTAATCATTGAGAATACCATCAGAAATAGCGTCATCTACAAAGTACTCATAACCAATAGGACAAAACTTTTGTACTAATTTGCCTTTCTCAGAATTTGCAAATTTTGGTGGAGTACCTGTAAGACCTACAATATCACCCTTAAACTGTGATAACCACGGTTCATGACTAGGTAATAGATTATGACACTCGTCAAGATATACCACGTCATAGTTTAGATCCTGTTTTGGTAGGGATCTGTAAGTACTAAACTTAATATACTTTTCTAAATGTTCTAGATTGTGCTTTACCATCTCATCTTTCCACGATTGGAAAATAGATATTTTAGGTGCTACAACTAAAACTTTTACCGGTGCCCTTTCATAGAGATGTTTAAGACCTATAAGAGTCTTACCAACACCCATTGACACAGCTATACCTGATCTTTTATTGTTAATTAAAGACTCTACAGCTTTTGATTGAATTTCAATCCTCTTGCTTTTTTCCATGTGCTTGTTCTCTAGATTCTGAAAATCCCATAGCCTTAGCCATTACTGGGTTTTCTTCAATTTGACCGTGACAGATTCTACATACAGCTAGAAAAGTAGTTTCATCTAACATAAACTTCCCTCTACCTGCTTTATGATGTACATCTGTAGCATTAATCTGACATCCGGGTAAACGAGCTTTACAAAATGGATTATTTTTAAGAAAAACTTCTCTAAGTACTCTATACAAAGCATCCATCTTTTGAATTTTGGATGACTTTTTATTAATAGGTTTCTTAGCTTGTAAGGGTTTGCTACCCTTGTCAGGATGTTGAGACCAACAATCCTTGCAGTATAACTGCCTCTCGTGTCTTTTCCAGATGTGTTTTAACTGATCACAACCATCACATTTCTTCAGTTTTGGCTGCATGTGCTCCTGAAATTATGATAGTTCCATCTGCAAATTGAGCACCTACAGAAGAACTTTTAGTTGTTTCTTTAAACTCGTTATTTTGAACACTTAGTGCTTTTAACAAGTTTTTTTCTAACTCATTTTCTGGTATTAGTATCACAGATACTACACCATTAACATTAAACTGATGTTTCATTGTTATTTAGGTAAAAATGATTTCTCTACCTGCTTGTAGAGATCCGGGAGTGTTTCCCGGATTATCTCTACAATAGGTCCTAACTTACTATCCACACTCAGACAATACTTGTAGTGGTCATCTTCCACAAGATCTATTAAATCTTGTTCAGACATTTGTTTAAAACCAACTACATAAGCATGTTCAGATAAATCTACCATAGATTCAATCCCGCCTTGCTCAAAAATAGCATCATATTGATCTACAAATTTTTTATTTGTGAGATAAATGAATACTACTTCTTCGTTGTCTAAGTTGTGGTAATTACTCATAATTAAGAAAGTTCGTAAAAATTAACAGGTAAAATCTTTTCTTGGATCAATTTGACAACAATTTGTCTTTTGTCAATACCTAAATCCTTAAAATTAACTTTGCTAATATAAGTAGGATCTGTATCAGTCCCAAAATTTTCTATCATGTCCTTTACAAAAGAACTATGATGAAATAATGTACTAAAGATCTTATTTACAGTAGAATTAATGATCTCCTGTTTCCACAAGTTAAGAACGTTTTGAGTTCTAGAATGAACTTTCAAAATACGTTTTTTCTTGTCCCAATGCATAATACTAATTTCCTCTTTTGAATAAACAGATAACCCAAAGAGAGCTCTTTTATACAGAAAATTCTGATAATCATTGAACTCATCTTTCTCATACTCTACAAATCTCTCGATTTTCTTACCATACAGTTGGTAATCACTCAGTCTGCCAGAATACACGACAGGCTGAACACAGCTTTGCTTTTTCATATAGATTAATTTACAATTGTTTACTAAATGAATTATGCGTCCTGAGACGCATTAAGAATTAAAGTCTAGATCTATTTTCAGATCTAAATCTTCAAATTCATCTGGGAAGAACTCCTCAAAAAATGTTTCTATTTCCTCTGTATTTTCAAATGTTGCAATATCTGCATCATCTTCATCTTCAGAGTCTTGTGACTCTTTTTTCATACCAGAGATGGCGGATCCTGACCAGGGATTGGATATATAATCCCCAGCGTTGATGCTAAGTAAGTACTGAATATCTTTTTTATTTAAGCTAAGATATTCATCTACAGACATCTGCACCACTTTTCCGTTAGGTAATTGATAGTACATACTTTCATATCAAAAGTACGTCACATAGTCAAAAATAACTAAATATCAATTGATTACATGAATATTTCTAGCAATAGTATAGCTACTGCTGATAAAATCCAACAAACTGAGACAACTTTAAGTATCTTTTCTGCTCTCTCTATTTTCTCAATTTTCTTTTTGATTAGAAATATTTTTTTCTCGTTTTCCTCTATCTCACTAATTAAAGCAGATATTTTTGTTTCATGTGTTTTCATGAGTTTGGTAAATGTGCCCATATAAACTGGACGTTTGTCTTGACCGTTGTCATTCATATTCATAATATTTTATACAAATTGCTTCTATTGTTACATAGAAGATTTAGTTAATTATTTGATTTTTAGGTTATTACTAATTTTTTTACATTATGGTTTTGTTTTTTCCATTGTTATTTGAAAAAACCATAGTATTTTGGTATATATACAACATATAACATGGCTAAAAAAAATACTAGACGTGGTGAACTTTGTAAAGAAGCTCTAAGAAAATTTCCAAAAAGTCCTATTCTAACACTAGCTAAAAAGATTTATTCTGAAAATGAATTGGACTTTTCTAGTGTTGAAGATGTAAGAGGTTTACTCAGATATTATACTGGACTAAGAGGAAAGAAAAAAGGTCAGATCTCTGCAGACAAAGAGTTCCATAGAGTACCTACTTACCACTATAATCCTTTTGATGATATTCCAGAATCATTTGAAGAATCTAGAGAACCATACATACTAGCCACTGCTACTAAAAAGATCCTAATTCTATCTGATATTCATTTCCCTTATCATAATGCTAAAGCCTTAAAAGCTGCAGTAAAGAAGGGAGTAGAAGAACAGGTAGATTGTATTGTTTTAAATGGTGATATACTAGACTTTTATGCTCTATCTGATTTTTCTAAGGATCCTAGTAAACCTAGATTCCGTCAAGAGATAGAACTAGGTAAATGGTTTCTTAATGAATTGAGACTAGCATTTCCAAAAGCACAGATATACTACAAGATTGGTAATCATGAGATGAGACTAGAAAGATATCTTAAAGTAAAAGCTCCAGAGATATTTGATACCGATGAGTTTAAACTTGAGATACTACTAGAATTTGCTAAACACCATGTTATAATGATAGATAAGTACACGGTAATTAAAGCCGGTAATCTAAACATTATTCACGGACACGAGTATAAAGGTGCCGGTGGTGTATATCCTGCTAAGTATATTTACGCCAAATCAAAAGTTAACACCATCTGTGGTCACTACCATAGATCTAGTACTTACCTAGATAAAAACATGGATGGCGCTTATCATGGAGGATTTTCCACAGGATGTCTGTGTGAACTATCTCCTGATTATTTACCATACAATGAATGGGTACATGGATTTGCCATTGTAACTATGAAAGAAAATGGTAACTTTAGTGTACAGAATCTAACTATAGACAATGGGGAGATACGATAATGCCTACATACATTAAAGCTGGAATATATAAGGATCCTTTTAAAGATGAAGAGGACTATGATACTCCCCAAATCTATATAGATTCGGAGGTATTACAAGTCATTGATCTTCAGGACAATATGATTGTCCAGATCACTTATGAAGAGCTCAGAGGTGTATTAGCTATCATGGCAGCAGAACAAGAAAAGAAACACTTGTACATTAAAGCCAAGATAGATAAAAATTAACCGAAGTATTTGGTCCAGACTCTTTCTGACTTAAGGCAATAGAACCATAATCCTATTTTGTTCAAAAACTTAAGTCCACTAA